TGCTGCTTTTCCTTCACTTCAACAAAAAGCTGCTCGTCTAGGTTTTGGTTTAATTAAAAACCATGCATTTATAGATGGTAATAAAAGAATTGGCATTCACGTCATGCTTACTTTTTTAATAATAAACAATATTGAACTTAAATATACCCAAGAAGAACTTACAGATATTGTTTTACAAATCGCAGCAAGTGAAAAAGGATATGATGATTTATTAGATTGGATTATTGAACATCAGTTATAGGAGCTACTCGTCATAACGAGCGGCTCTTTTTTTTTGCCATCTGTCACCACGCTCTGCATGAATCCTTGCATGGCACTCCTTGCACAAAGCAATAAGGTTTCTTTTATCATGGGTGCCACCTTCAGATAAGGGCAGCCGGTGATGAATCTCTGCTGTCGCTATGTACCTTCCGTTTGCCATGCACTGCTCGCACAAGGGATGCTCGGCAGCATAGCTGTCACGGATACGTTTCCACGCTCTGCCGTACCTGCGTTTGGTGGCCGGGTTTCTATCGTACCTTTCGTAGCGTTTGTTTTCTTTTTTTTCATGCTCTTCACAAAAGCGGCCATCAGTCAAATTGGGACATCCTGGAAAAGAACATGGTCTTTTAGGCTTTCTAGGCATTGCTTTCTCCTTAAAATTAGGCATAAGAAAAGCCTTGCAGGTCGGTGTGACCAACAAGGCTTGATACAGTTATGCCCATTTATATTTTTTTGCTTTTCGCTATTATAATAATATCACAGGTACGTACTCTCATTCTATCACATTAACTCTCATCCTTTGTCGGCACGGTAATTTCTTTCAGTGCGGCAGTGTGCATTCGGTGTATATGCTGCATGGAATATTTCATATCCACGGCAATTTGCTCCCAGGTAATAAAACAAAGATAGCGTTTCTCCAACAACGTCTGATACTCTACATTCGGCACGGCTTTGATGACACCCATTATTTGATGTTTCAATTCTACAAGGGCATTGATGTCCTGATTGATTTCTTCCTGCAAGGTAACAATCTTGATAACGGCATCTGCCATTTTACTACCACCCTGATTGGGGTTTCTCGGCATATCACTAATTACTGCTGAACAGCTGGTGGCCAAGTCATTTAAAGACTCTATCTGCTGTATTTTAGAATGAATACGTTCATCCAAATATCGTGCCTGCAATAAGTATTCTTTTCCTGTCATATCCTTACCTCCGAAATTTTATAGTCCACTCGGATTGGCTTGGATTGTCATAGGTTGACTCGGAGATGCAAAGGCATCCTCATTTTATTTTCGTAGTCTGCTGTTGTAACAATACCTCACAATCAAAACATCATCTTTTCAGATTCGCCTTGACCGCATCGATAAGTGCCGACTGTGTGCTGTCTTTTTTCTGCAGTGCCTTCAATATTCGCTCGTCAATGGTACCATTCGTCACAATATGCTGCACGATTACGGTTTCTGCCGTTTGTCCCTGCCTCCAGAGTCTTGCTATTGTCTGCTGGTATAACTCCAAGGACCATGTCAGACCATACCACACAATCGTGGAACCACCGCTTTGCAGATTCAAGCCGTGACCTGCAGATGCCGGATGAATCAGTGCCACGGGGAGTTCTCCGCTGTTCCATTTGCGGATGCTGTCCTCGGTATCCAGTTTGGCAAAGGAAACCTTCAGCTTTGTGAGCCGTTCTGCGATTCTTTCATAATCATGGCGGTACCAATATGCCACCAAAAGTGGCCTGCCGTTCATGCTCTCCAAAATATCCTCCAGGGCATCCAGCTTACGGTCATGAATCCTTACTACCTTCTGGTCATCGGTATAAATGGCACCGTTAGCAAGCTGTGTCAGCTTCCCGGAAAGGGCTGCCGCATTAGCTGCCGTTATCTCTCCGTCTGGCATCTGCAGTACAAGCTGCTGGCACATCTCATCATATTTTTTCTGCTCACTGTCTGACAGATACACCGTGTGGTTGGTGCTGATCAGTTCCGGCATCTTCAGATGGTCTGTAGCTTTCATGGAAATGGTGATGTCGGAGATTTTTTCGTATATCTGCTCCTCCGCACCCGGCAGCGGCTTATACGAATACACCACCATACCGTTCATCTTGTCCGGTCGAAAATATGCCGCACGGTACTGCCCAATAAATCTTCCAAGTCTTGCACCCATATCCAGCAGCTTAAATTCTGCAAATAAATCCATCAGACCATTGCTGCTTGGAGTGCCTGTCAGACCCACCACTCTTTTTACAGTCGGCCGTGCCTTCATCAGTGCCTTGAACCGTTTAGCCTGGTGGTTCT